GGCTCCGAGGGCCTTCGGGAGAGGCTTTCGCCTCCCCCTCCGGCTCCTTACTGTCGTCTCCAGATGGCGGCCAGGCCTGCAAGCACAAAGGCCACCATCTGGAAGGCGATTTCAGGAGAGACGTGGAGATGGAAATCCATCTGCGTCTCCCTCGAAGCGTCGGCGTGATTGCCGACACCCAGAAACTACCACACACTGCGTGGTGCGCAAGCCTTTTTCCCACACATTGTGAGAGGATTTGCGACGAAGCGCCGCCATTGCGCACTCGCCCGAATGCGGGCATATTTTGCCGTGACGCCGGGATTTCGGGGGCGTTCGGGCTACCAGCGGAAGTAAGACGCAGCAGGGCTTCGGGGACCTGCACGCTGATCCGGGGTGAAGCGACCCGCTCACCTTCAGTGTAGGCGCGTGCCCGCCATCTAACTCTCAAGCTGAGACGCCGGAGGTCCCCGTGATCTTCAACACCGACATGACCGCTCGCCTTGCCACGCTCCAGGAAGCTGCGGAGGCCGGCGAGACGATCCACGCCCGATATCTCGCGCCAACCCACGGCGCGGACTACGAGACGTCGCAGCCGGGCCGGGTGACTGTTCACCTGTCGCGCGGCCGGACGGTGGTTCTCGCCGCTGAGATGGCCGCCCAGGTCGCCGACCAACTCGACGCGAACGGCTACAGCGCCGTCGCCACCACCATTCGAGCCGAAGCCGCTAAGGCCGGCTGAACACCTTCAGCGCGCCGGGGCTACGTGCGCCTCAAGCTCCAGATACCGGGCCTGGAGAACGCGGCGCGCTGAACCCTGTAGATCGCCTAGCCCCCGGTCGCGACGCGCGATAGCCGGCCGGACGGAAGCGAAAGGGCGGCGCCAGTACGTGCGACCGCTGGCGCCCGTCAGTCCAAGAAACGGGGACCAACGCCTTTCACCTCGACGCCAGGAGGCTGCGCCATGCGCGGTCTGGCAGGAGGCTTCCCTTGACCGACACTCCCGCCCGCCGGCCGACGCCGGACGACTTCCCGCACGTCTTCGAGTTGATGGCGGGCCCGGAACTCCTATCGCTGACGAAAGCGTGCGAGCGGCTAGGGCTAGACCGCCGGTCGGTCTCGAAGGCTATCGCAGCCGATGACGACCTGAAGTCCGAGTACGGCATAGCGCGCCAGGAGCGCGGCGACGGGTACGGCGAGAAGGTCGCGGAGGTCGCTCAGGCGACGTTGACCGGCGAGTACGACCCCAAGGCCGCACGAGCCGCCATGGACGGCTTCAAGTGGACCGCCGCCCGCATGGCGCCGAAGGACTGGGGTGATCGGATCGCCCACGAACACAGCGGCCCTGACGGTGGTCCGGTCCAATACGACGACAGCGCCGCCGGGGCTCGCATAGCGGCGCTGCTGGCCGCCGCGGAGGCGCGGCGGGCGGCTGATGAAGCCGAGTGAAGTCACCGCGCTCCTGCCGTACCTGACGCCGGCCGAACGCGCCGAGCTTATGAACCTGCTGAGCCGCGACACCGCCATCTGGCGACCGCTGCCCGGTCCGCAATTCGACGCCTACCACAGCGAGGCCGACATCATCGGCTATGGTGGGGCGGCCGGCGGCGGCAAGACCGACTTGGCGTGCGGCCTGGCGCTCACAAAACACACGGTCGCGGCGATCTTCCGGCGTGAGGCGACGCAGCTAACTGGCGTGATCGATCGGTTGACCGATCTGCTGGGCGGCAAGCGGGACGGCTACAACGGCAGCGACAAGATTTGGCGGCTTCCGGGCAAGCGCCAGGTCGAGTTCGGATCCACGCCCCACCTGGGCGACGAGGCCAAGCACCAGGGCAGGCCGAAAGACCTCCTGGTCATCGACGAGGCGGCCAACTTCCTCGAAGCGCAGGTCCGGTTCCTTATGGGCTGGGTGCGGACCACCAAGGCCCGCCAGAAGTGCACGACGCTCCTGACCTTCAACCCGCCGACAACCGCCGACGGCCGCTGGCTGATCACGTTCTTCGCGCCCTGGCTCGACCCCAGCCACCCGAACCCCGCCCTACCTGGCGAACTACGGTGGTTCGCGACGGTGAACGGCGCGGACCTGGAAGTCGCCGACGCCCGCGAGTTCGTCCTGGTGGACGATGCGCCGCTCTACGACTTCGACCGCCGTGAGTACCGCGCGGAAGAGATCGTCAGGCCGCTCTCGCGGACCTTCATCCCCTCGCGGGTCTCCGACAACCCGTACCTCACCGGAACCGGCTACATGGCGAACCTGCAGTCCATGCCGGAGCCGCTCCGGTCGCAGATGCTGAACGGCGACTTCCTGGCCGGCGTCGAGGATGACAAGTGGCAGATCATCTATAGCGCCTGGGTCGATGCTGCGATGGCGCGGTGGGAGGCCAAGGCCGCCAAGGGCCCCATGGACAGCATGGGCGTCGACGTCGCCCGCGGTGGTCGAGATCAGACCATCATCAGCCGACGTCATGGCGTCTGGTTCGACACGCTCATTGCCCAGCCGGGCACCGAGACGCCCGACGGCCCGACGGTGGCCGCCCAGGTCATCACGGCCCGGCGCGACAAGGCGCCGGTGCACATCGACATCATCGGTTGGGGCTCCAGCCCCTACGACTTCCTCAAGACGAACAGCATCCAGACCGTCGGCATCAACGGCGCGAACAGCTCGAACGCAAAGTCCGCCGAGAACAGCCTGGAGTTCGTCAACAAGCGCGCTGAGCTGTGGTGGCGGATGAGGGAAGCCCTCGATCCGATGAACCCCAATCCCATCGCGCTGCCGAACGATCCCGGCCTGAAAGCCGACCTCACCGCGCCGCGCTGGAAGCTCGTTGCGGCCGGTATCCAGGTTGAGGCGAAAGAGGACATCATCAAGCGGCTCGGCCGGTCCCCCGACAAGGGAGACGCGGTCTGCATGGCGCTGATCGCCACCACGAAGACCGACGCCGACCGGCCCAAGGCGGCGAACCATCGTGGGTCGGGCGGCTGGCTCGCGTCGTGATCGACTACGGCTTCAGCTACCGCATCGGCGGTGGTGCAGCCGGCGAGGTGTTCGGCTTCCGCTGCCCTCTCTCACGCGACCTGGCGATGACCGAGTGGCTGGACCGCCAGCCGCGCGGCTCCTGGGCCCGCAAGCAGGACAGATCGCGTGTCTGACGTCCTGCCCTTCCACGTTCCGAAAGGCCGCTGATGTCCGAAGACGACCTGAAGGAGAGCCGCGAGGCGTTCGAGGCTGCGTCAGAGCACGAGGCGGACAACCGCCGCGAGGCTGAAGACGACCTCAAGTTCGCCCGCGACGGCATCCAGTGGCCGGAGGCGATCCGCCGGGAGCGGGAGCTTGACGGCCGCCCCTGCCTGACCATCAACAAGCTGCCGCCGATCATCCGCCAGGTGGTCAACGACGGCCGGCAGAACCGGCCCGCGATCATCGTCCACCCGGCCGACAGTGACGCCGATCCTGAGACCGCGGAGATCTTCAACGGCCTGATCCGCAATATCGAGCAGTCGTCGGACGCCGATGTCGCCTACGACACCGCGCTCGACTTCGCCGTCAGCGGCGGGTTCGGGTATTTCCGGATCAACCTCGCCTATTCGAACGACGACAGCTTCGAGCAGGACATCGTGTTCGAGCGGGTCGCGAACCCTTTCACGATCTACGGCGACCCCAACTCGACCGCGGCCGACAGCTCGGATTGGAACAGCGCCTTCGCCGTCGACACGATGCCGAAGAGCGCCTTCGAGCGCCGCTGGAAGGGCGCTGACCCGGTCGACTGGGAGGCGGACGGCTACGGCTCGCTGAAGTCCCCATGGCGCGACGGCGACAACGTCATGGTCGCCGAGCACTGGATGCGCGAGGAGGTCGCTCGGGCCATCCTGGCGCTGTCCAACGGCCAGATCATGGAGCAGAGCGCCTACGAGGCGCAAAAGCCCCTGTTCGACAGCCTGGGCGTGACCGTGATCGGACGGCCGCGCGAGGTGAAGAGCCATAAGGTCATGCAGCGGATCATGACCGGCGCTGAGGTGCTCGACGAAATCGAGTGGGCTGGCCGCTATATCCCCATCGTCCCGGTCTACGGCGACGACCTCATCATCGACGGCAAGCGCAAGCTGCGCAGCCTGACCCGCGACGCCAAAGACGCCCAGCGGATGTTCAACTATTGGCGCTCGGCCTCGACCGAGCTGGTGGCCCTGGCGCCGAAGGCCCCGTGGGTGGGGCCGAAGGGCTTCGCCGAGGCCGACCCAGAGAAGTGGGCGACCGCCAACACGGCCAGCCACTCGTTCATCGAGTATGATGGCGACGTCGGCCCGCCGCAGCGCCAGCCGTTCGCAGGCGTACCCGCCGGGGCGCTCCAGGAGGCGCTGAACGCCTCCGACGACATCAAGACCATCACCGGCATCCATGACGCCAGCCTGGGCGCGCGGTCGAATGAGACCAGCGGCCGGGCGATCATGGCCCGCCAGCGGGAAGGCGACGTTTCAACCTTCCACTACATCGACAACCTGGCCCGGGCGATCCGACATGCCGGCCGGATATTGATCGACCTGATCCCCAAGACCTACGCGACGCCACGCGTGGTGCGCATCCTTGGCCCCGACCTCAAGCCGTCGGTGGTGAAGGTCAATCAGCCATTCGACGTGGAGCAAAAGGACCCGCAAACCGGCCAGCTTCAGGCGATCTCGAAGATCTACGATCTGACCGCCGGCAAGTACGACCTGACCGTGAAGGCGGGCCCGTCGTTCACCTCGCGCCGCGAGGAAGCCGCCACGCAGATGATCGAACTGATCCGCGCTTTCCCAGCCGCCGCGCCGGTGGTGGGCGACCTCTTCGCCGAGAACCTCGACTGGCCCGGCGCCGATCAGATCGCCGAGCGCCTCCGCTCGATGCTGCCGCCCAACCTTCGGGGCGAGGCCGCGCCGAGCCCGGAGATGGAGCAGGCCAAGCAGGTCATCGAGCAGGGCGCGCAGGCCATGCAGGCGATGCAGGCCGAGCTCGACCAGCTGAAGCAGGACCGGGCCATGGAAGCCCGAAAGCTGGATATCGAGGCCTACAACGCTGAGACCGACCGCAAGAAGGTCGACGGCGAGAACGAAGCCAAGAAGCTATCGGCCCTGGGCAACCTCGTCCGCCCCGTCACGGCCTAAGAGATCCGGCGCACAGCCGGTAACTGGGCCCCTGAGCCCACAACCCACGAGATAATATGACCACTGAAGCGAGGAGCCCCTCCGCTGACGAAGTCGTGCGCGACGATGTCACTGAGGGTCTCGCCGACGACGGCCAAGCTGACGTCAGCGATTTCGACAACACTGAAGCCGACGACGAAGGAACTGGCGAGGACGGCGACGAAGTCGACGCAACCGAACCCAGTAGCCCCGAAGACGCCGACCTTCATGAGATCGAGGTAGATGGCGAAAAGCACCGTGTGCCCGCGACCCTCCGGGACGCGTTCATGCGGACCCGCGACTATTACGAAAAGACACAGTCGCTCGCCGAAGCACGTAAGACCTGGGACACCCAGCGCTCCCAGCAGGCTGAAAGCTTCGAGGCGCTCCGAACCGACCACGTCCAGGTCGGCCTCCTGCAGCAGCAGGCGGACGTCTATGATCGGGTCGACTGGGACGCCTACTTCGCGAAGGACCCGGATGCGGCCCGCCGCGACTTCGACCGATCCCGCCTGGTGAGCGATCAGCTCGCCAAGGCAAGGACCAGTCTTTCCGAGAAGGAAGCCACCCGTCTTCAGGAACAGCAGGCCGTCGAGGCACAGGCTCTGAAGGAAACGGGCGAAACCCTGGCGAAGGACATTAAGGGCTGGGGCCCAGAACTCGGGACGAAGGTCGCCGAGTACGCCATCTCGTTCGGCATCACGCCGGCCGAGCTGCGCGGTCTAGGCGCGCCGGGGTGGAAGATCATCCACGCCGCGTACACCGGGGCCCAAGCCCAGCAGCAGCAGCAGCGCACCCAACAGGTCGCGAAAACCCAAGCCACCCAGCCCGTGAAGACCGTCTCCGCCCAGCGGACGCCGGCTCGCGGCCTGTCGGACGACTTGGACGACGCCGCCTGGCTGGAGCGCCGAAACGCTCAGCTTCGCGCCAAGGCGGGGCGCTGAGCGCCACCCCCCAATAGCAGCCCCGCGGCGATGACCGCCGGCTGACGGAACTAAGACAGTGGCCAACACTCTCCTGACCGCCACGGCGATCACCCGCGAAGCTCTGCGTGTCCTGCACCAGAAGCTCAACTTCGTGGGCTCCATCGTTCGTGAGTATGACGACAGCTTCGCCAAGAAGGGCGCCAAGATCGGCGACACCCTGAAGATCCGCCTGCCGAATGAGTACGTCGTCCGCGACGGCGCCACCCTCGCCGCTCAGGACACGGTCGAGCAGAACGTGGAGCTGAAGGTCCAGACCCAGAAGGGCGTCGACCTGAACTTCACCTCGGTCGACCTGACGCTCTCCCTGGACGACTTCTCGGAGCGCATCCTTGAGCCGGCCATGTCGGTCCTGGCCGCCAAGGTCGAGGCCGACGCGATGTCCATGTACAAGGACGTCGCGCAGTCGATCTGGAACGGCGGCGCCGCGGCCACCTACAACCAGGTGCTCGACGGTCGCACGCTGCTGCAGAACTCGCTCGCGCCGACCAACGCGCGGACCGCGAACCTGAACAGCTACGACATGCCGGACGTGGTCAAGGACACCAAGACCCTGTTCAACGACCAGGCGCAGCTCGGCAAGCAGTACAAGGAAGGCTACGTCGGCCGCGCCGCCGGCTTCGACTTCGCCGAGAACACGCTGTGGCCGTCGCACCTTCGCGGCGCTGGCGCTGGCTACCTGGTGAACAACGCCGCGCCCACCTCCGGCGCCACGACCCTCATCGTGGACACCGGCACCGGCGCGATCAAAGACGGCGACGTCTTCACCATCGCGGGCGTCTTCCGGGTTCACCCGGAGACCAAGCAGTCGACGGGCATTCTGCAACAGTTCGTGGTGACCGCCGACGCAACCTCGGGCGCCGGCACCTGGACGATCAGCCCGGCGATGGTCTCGACCGGCGGGCGCCAGAACATCAGCGCCCTGCCGGCCGACAACGCGGCGATCACCTTCCTGGGGACCGCCTCGACCGCCGTCGGAACGTCGCTGCTCTATCAGAAGGAAGCCTTCGCCTTCGCCACGGCCGACCTGGTCATGCCGAATGGCGTGGACTTCGCCGCTCGTCGCGTGATGGACGGCCTCTCGATGCGGATCGTGCGGGCCTACGATATCAACAACGACAAGTTCCCTTGCCGTCTCGATATCCTCTACGGCTACGCGACCCTGCGCGCTCAGCTCGCGGCGCGTCTCCACA